CACAAGAATCAGGCAGCAGCGTGGAAACTTCTAATGGATAGAATGCTTCCTCTGTCTTATTTTGAAAAAGATAAGGTTGGTGGTGGTAAGAGTGCTATCAGTATTACTATAAGCGGTGTTGGTGAAACGACAATAGCATCGTCAGACTCAGAACCCGCTGAAGACTTCATTGAAGCAGAGATAATAGATGATTGATCTAAAGTATTTCACTTACGATGAATTTAATTGTCAGTATAGTGGTGAGAATGAGATGAAAGACTCTTTCTTGCAGAAGCTAGATCAGTTGCGGTATGTGTGTGGTTTTCCGTTTGTGATTACTTCGGGGTATCGTTCTGCTGACCACCCAATAGAAGCAAAGAAAGACAGTCCCGGCACTCATGCACAAGGCATAGCTGCCGACATACAAGCCCTCAGTGGCGACATCAAGTATCAAATAGTCAAACACGCTCTAGCGTTAGGGTTTACTGGTATAGGCATAGCAGATAGCTTTATCCATGTGGACATTCGCAAGACAACTCCAGTTATTTGGACGTACAATTAACTAAGACTTCCCAACAATCTCTCAATCGTGTATCAGATTAGGGGTAAATTAGCTCTGTTTGTACTCTCCAACTATTCCTTATGGGTAAAGTAATGGAAAAAGTAATCGCTAAAGCCAAAGAACTTTCAGAAAGTCTTGGTCTTAAAATATCTACAGCAGACAATCTTTCTGTAGGAAACACCTTTATCGGTCTAACTGTCTACGCTGTCGTGGTAACTTTAATCTTAGTATTGTGACAGATTTAAAAGTAGAGCTACTTGACTGGCAGAAAGAAGTCTTCAATGACGATGCCAGATTCAAGGTAATAGCTGCTGGTAGACGAACAGGCAAGTCTCGCCTAGCTGCTTGGATGCTAATCCTTAACGCATTACAAGCCGAAAGAGGCCATGTCTTCTACGTAGCCCCCACTCAGGGACAAGCACGAGACATCATGTGGCAGACACTGCTAGAGCTGGGACATCCAGTCATATCAGGAAGCCATATCAACAACCTTCAGATAAAGCTAATCAATGGAGCTACTATCTCACTGAAGGGAGCAGACCGTCCAGAGACTATGCGTGGTGTATCGCTTAAGTTTCTTGTCATGGACGAGTACGCTGACATGAAGCCAGAGGTGTGGGAACAAATACTACGTCCTGCACTGGCTGACCAAAAGGGTTCTGCTTTGTTTATCGGAACACCTATGGGGCGTAACCACTTCTACGAGCTGTACAAGTATGCTGAGTTAGGTGATGACGAAGACTTTAAAGCGTGGCACTTCACCAGCTACAACAACAACCTGATAGAAGCCTCTGAGATAGACAGAGCAAAGAAGTCAATGTCTTCCTACGCTTTCAGGCAAGAGTTCATGGCATCCTTTGAAGCATTAGGTTCAGAGATGTTTAAGGAAGAGTGGGTATGCTATGAAGAAGAAGAGCCTAGCGGTGGTGAATACTACATAGCGATTGACTTAGCTGGCTTTGAAGAAGTAGGTAAGAAACGAACAAAGAATACTAAGCTAGACTCGACAGCAATAGCGGTAGTTAAAATACAAGATGATGGCAGTTGGTGGGTAGCTAATATCATTACAGGCAGGTGGGACTTAAATACTACCGCTGAGAAGATACTACAGGCCGTTAGAGACTATAAACCATTAGCCGTAGGTATAGAGAAGGGTATCGCTAGACAGGCTGTAATGTCCCCTCTGAGCGACCTGATGCGTAAGTACAATACCTTCTTCCGCTGTGATGACTTAACTCACGGTAACAGAAAGAAGACAGATAGAATCATGTGGGCTTTACAGGGACGCTTCGAGAACGGAGTCATCTCTTTAAACAAGGGAGAGTGGAACATGAAGTTCTTAGATGAACTCTTCCAGTTCCCTAATGACCTAGTACATGATGACACGGTAGATGCTTTGGCGTATATCGACCAATTAGCAAACGTAGCCTACGGTATAGGTGATATTCCACAAGAAGACTATGACTTCTTAGATGTGGTCTCAGGATATTAAACATGGCAGATGCTTCATTATCCCCAGAAGAGCAAAAGTATTTTGATTTTGTGAATAACTGGCACAGAAATACTATAGCTAGTAATAAAGTAGCTAAAGATGCGCAAGGCAGGAATGTCACTGTTAATGCTGTAGGGCTGCCTATCGGGGATAAAATTTACATGGTTCCCGGTTATTTACCAGAAACAGGCGAAATACTTACCGAAGATGAGGCATACAGTTATTGGAAAGACAAAATACCTCAGTTAGAAAAAGAAGGGCAACTATCAGGAATTCCTAATAACTGGATGGGAAATGACATGAGTCAACACCCTGCTAATGTTATGGCGCGTAAAAACCATGAGTTTATGGATAAAGAAAAAATAGAAGAAGACGCTATAGCATACGATTATTCTAAGGTGGATAAATGAAAGAAAAAGAGATGTTCATGGAAACGCTAGAGAGCTGGCTTGAGACTAAGCTGGACACTTGGCGTGACCACTTTGAAGCAAACTACGCAGAGAAGTTTGACGAATACTATCGTCTATGGCGTGGACAGTGGGCTTCTGAAGACCGTACAAGAGACTCTGAGCGTTCCCGTATCATTAGCCCTGCACTACAGCAAGCTGTTGAATCTTCTGTAGCAGAGATTGAAGAAGCTACTTTTGGTAGGGGTAGATGGTTTGACATACAAGATGACCGTAACGACCAAGAAGCACAGGACATCGTGTATCTTAGAGAACAGCTATACGAAGACTTCTCCAAGAACAAAGTCCGTAAGGGTGTAGCTGAATGTCTTATCAACTCTGCTGTGTTCGGTACAGGCATAGCTGAGATTGTGCTAGAAGAAATTAAAGAAATGAAACCAGCCACACAGCCTATGATGGGTGGTGAGCTGCAAGCTATTGGTGTCAACATACAAGATCGTACAGTGTGTAAGCTACGGCCTATCATGCCACAGAACTTCTTGATTGACCCTGTAGCTAACTCTATCGAAGAAGCTCTTGGTGTAGCGATAGATGAGTTTGTACCAATGCACTACATCGAGCAGATGCAGGAGAAGGGTGTGTACAAAGATACACCTGTAGGCGAAGCCTCTCCTGACTTTGACATAGAAGCCGACAAAGACCTCTCCACTTACAACGATGACAAAGTACGACTGACCAAGTATTACGGTCTTGTTCCTAAATATCTGCTTGATGAAGTAGACATGGAAGAAGATGAAGAACTGGTTGAGTTTGACGAAGCTGAAGAAGAAGAGTCTTACTATGTTGAAGCTATTGTTATATTAGCTAACGGCAGTACACTGCTAAAGGCAGAGCGTAACCCTTACATGATGCAAGACCGTCCTATCGTGGCTTTTCCGTGGGACGTAGTACCGGGTAGGTTCTGGGGTAGAGGTGTTTGTGAGAAAGGTTATAACTCACAGAAGGCTCTTGACGCAGAACTAAGAGCAAGAATAGACGCTCTAGCTTTGACAGTACACCCAATGATGGCTATGGACTCTACTCGCATACCGCGAGGCAGTCGTTTAGAAGTCAAGCCCGGCAAGCTAATCCTTACCAACGGTGATCCAAGAGAAGTCCTACAGCCGTTTAACTTTGGACAGGTCAACCAGATTACCTTTGCACAAGCTGCTGAGTTACAGAAGATGGTTCAGACATCTACTGGTGCTATTGACTCTGCTGGTATTCCCGGCTCAATCAATGGCGAAGCAACTGCTGCTGGTATCTCCATGTCTCTCGGAGCAATCATCAAGCGTCACAAACGCACACTGATTAACTTCCAAGAGTCTTTCATCATACCGTTTGTTACTAAAGCTGCTCACAGGTATATGCAGTTTGACCCAGAGTCTTACCCTGTATCTGATTACAAGTTTGTTGCTTCTAGCTCGTTGGGTATTGTAGCCCGTGAGTATGAAGTCACTCAGCTTGTACAGTTACTACAAACCATGCCAGCAGATTCGCCTCTGTACCTATCTTTGATTCAGTCAATCATAGACAACATGAACCTGTCTAACAGAGAAGAGTTGATAGCTAAACTTACTGAAGCTAGTCAGCCTAACCCTGAAGCACAGCAAGCAGCTCAGGCGGCACAGCAGGTACAGCTTGAGTTCCAGCAGTCACAGACTAATGCACTCAATGGACAGGCTGCTGAGTCACAAGCAAGAGCGCAGAAGCTCGCAGTAGAATCCCAAGCTATTCCTGTAGAACTAGAGAACGCTAGACTTAAAGCTGTTACTACTAATCTACAGGCTGGAGATCAGGACGACAAAGAGTTTGAAAGGAGAATCAAAGTAGCTAACACGCTTCTTAAAGAACGTGAGATAGCTGTAAAGGAGCAGTCTAATGGTTAGTAGTCGTGAATTAGAAGCAGTAGTAACTCAGGTCAATGCTGAGTTTGAAAGACTTAACGCACGAGTAGCGGAGCTAGAGAATAATGCCAAAGAAAAAAGACCCACGCCTAGCAAGAGTGGGAGTAAGCGGGTTCAACAAACCGAAGAGAACGCCTAGTCACCCAACCAAGTCTCATGTCGTTGTAGCTAAAGAAGGCGACAAGGTAAAGACTATTAGGTTTGGTCAACAGGGTGTTAGTGGTGCTGGCAAGTCTCCTTCAACACCTAAAGAAAAAGCCAGAAGAGCATCATTCAAAGCTCGTCATGCTA